GGCATCTGCGCTAGGGCGAGGATATTGCGCACGGTGTCCAGCTTGCCTTGCACCGTGGCAATCATGTTGTTCAAGCTGGCCGATGACTGGTTCATCAGCTCAAATGCCTTTTGTATCGTGGTTTTTAAATCCTGAGCGCTGGCGGCGGCAACATCCGCACGGTCGATAGCGGGGGCAGCAGCCTCATTACCACCCGGCACAAAGTCCACGGTGATCGTGCAATAGCCGCCCTTGTCATTGCTCTCGTGTACCGACCAATTATGTGCGCGTACCCAGATATAACCGAGCCACGGATGCGCCAGCCATGCAGCGCCCGGTCTGTTGAGCACAGCAAGAAATTCATCGCGGGCATAGTCGTAATCAGCGCCGATGAAATAGCAATTGAGGTGAAACTCACCGGACTTTCCGCCCAAGTCTTCCACCACAGGCTCATTGGCACCGGGGCGCTCTTTTACCGCCAACCTGCGCCCGCCCTTGGTATCGTGACTATCGGTCAAGAAATCTATTTGCTTGAACGAAGCCGGAATCATGCGATCAAACCAGTTCTTCATGGCGTATCCCACATGTTGCCAGTAGCCAAATCAAGCGTAGTGTTACCCGTGACGTGCATCGACTGCCCTTTAACCGTCGCACCGGGAGGCAGGTTTACATCAAGCTTGATATGCGATTCGCTGGGCTTGTTTTCATGAGGCTTGAGCGCATCCATCACGCCCTGTACCAAGATTCCGCCCACTGCGCCCGCCACCGCGCCCCACGGCCCAGCCATCGCGCCTAATCCGGCACCACTTAACGCCGCCGACCCATAGCGCACAGCAGCAGAATCTTCGTCGCCAACTGTCGAAAGTGCAGCGCCAGCAACGGCTGATGCCAAGCCTAGTTTTCCCGCCATGCGCGATGACTTCGTCCCGCCCCCCGGCGCGCCCCCTCCATGTGGAAGTTGTCCTGATACTGTCGCCCCCGGATTCACTACACGCACCGGCAATCCCACGCCACCGCGCAAAAACATCGAAACCAAACCCGCCGCCCCGGCTGCGGCCACCGCGCTGGCCGACACAACCGCCAGCGTGGCGGAGATCGGATTCTTCTGAAAGAACGTGGTGGCCGTTCCGGCAAAATCATTCAGCTTGTCCAGCACAGGCTTCAACATTTCCCCGACAGGAGCCCCTGCTGCGGCCATCGCGTTATCGACCGACCCGGACAACGCCTCGCGCTTGCCCGCCAGCGTCTCGGTAAGCTGTTTGACGGACTCCGTCAAAGACAGCGTGTTCTCTACCTTGGCTTCCGCCTCTTTAACGCCTTTAGTGCCGCCCGCCACCAGCGCAATCGCGGTATCGGAGCCAATGCCAAAGAGCTTGTGAAAGGTGGCGATCTGCTCTTTCTGATTTAGCTTTTGCAGCTTCTCAAGCTGCTGCATGAACTGTTCCGGGTTGACGAACTTTCCCTGCTTGTCGAAAAAATCCAGTTTGATGCCGTGCTTGCTCAGCGTCTCATTCACTTCGCGGGTAATTGAGCCGTTGCCTTGCAAGCGGGTTTGATTGTTGGCCGCGAATCTCAGCATGTCGCCGAAGTGCGTGCCGAACACAGAAGAGTCCTGCCCGCGCATAGCCATCATGCCTTGCATAGCCTGCACTTTCTTCATGTTCTCCATGCCCGTCCAGCCCAGCATATTCAAATCACCGCCCATATACTGGTTGGCGTATTGAATCTCGGCAGACTTAGTGCCGAACGCCTTGTACATCCGGTAGGTATGATCTGCCGCCCCCTCCAGCTCGTTATCTTTAAGCCCGAAGCTGTGCATCTCTTTGGCCACCAGCTCACCGGCCTCGCCTTCGCCGTGCATACCCATGCCAACGCGCAAATAGCCAGCCGCCTTCAGCCCGCCATTCACGATTACCGACTCGGTAATGCCCTTCTGTTTGAGCGCCTGCGCCTCCAGCGCGTAATCGCGGGTAGAGCCGGGCAGCTTGTTGCCCAGATCGGTGGCAATGTCCAAGGTTTTTGCATAGTTGCCGGACACCTTGTTGTTCTTGTCCGTCATGCTGATGCGCAGCTCGGTAAACGCCTGCTCTTGCTCGGTGTATTTGTCGACGACCGACTTGGTCACGGCGTACCCCGCTGCGCCCCCAGCCGCCACACTCGCCGTGACAGGCATATATTTCTGCCCGGCTGATTGCAGCTTCTGCATCTTGGTCAGCTCGCCCATCTCCTGCCGCAGCTCGCGCACCTTGGCAATGCTCGCGCTTTGCGCCCGCGCCAACTCCCGCGCACTGGCTTCTCCGCTGCGCGCAAGGTGCTGGTACGCCTCTTCGGTCTGTTTTATTTCGTCGCGAATCAAGCGCTCGGAGCGCACGCCCAGCGTCTCGCGTGCGCTGGCAATGGACTTGTACGCTTTGATATGGGCATCGTGTTGCGCCTGCACGGCAGCAACAGATTTAGAGGCGGATTTTTCTGCGGCTTCGACCGACTTGTTGGCCGCATTGATCGCGGCGGATGCGGTCTTACTGGCGGCTTGCTCTGCGGCTTTAGTAGTCGCGTTTAAACCCGCAGTCGCGCCGTCTTTAAACGTGATTTCTAGCTCGGCTCTTACGGCGGGTTCAGACATGAAAAAAGCTCCAGTGAATTTACACTGGAGCTTATCAATGGCGGTACATCACAACTACGCGGGAAACGTTTCCCGCCGAATTTATTAAGTCTTACTCAAACTTACGGCCTTCCATGATCGCCGCCAACTTCGCATACACAAACAGCTTTGCCAACGGCATCGACTCAACGTAACGCAAGTCCTGACACAACCCCCTTGCCACTAGGGCGCAGGCTGTGAGGACTCTTGTCCGTTTTTTTCTGTGTTCTCCGGCTTCAGCAGTTCAGCCGTGATCTTGTCGGCGGCGCGGAAGTCATGCACATGTAGCCGCTTGATGACCTCTTCGTCGTTGCCGCTCAAGTTGGCGATCAGCGTAATGGTCTGCTGATTCGCGCCGCGCTCATCAAACGCCAGCATATCGCCAGCGGTAACGTAGTCGCGGAAATTCAATTCATCCAGCGTACTTTTTTCCCCTAACTTAATGGGATGTTTGAGTTTCAAAGTTTTCATGATTTTTCCTTAAATCTTCTCGGAAGTGTTGGACATGAGGGTGAGCTTGTTTTCGCCATCGGCAAAGCCAACAGGCTCACCGGAACGGAAGGCCAAGCTCATCATGTGTACCTGACCGTCGGACATTCTGATGGTCACGTTTTCCCCCTTGATCGCATTGATCTTCTGAATATCAATGCCCGGCAGCATGTTCAGGTTGAGCTCCAGCTTCGCCGGTGTTGCAGATTCGGTGAAGCCGCCGTCCTCGGCCAAACGCCCGGCCTTATGGTCGCGCTTCTCCCCGCTGGGCGTGAATGTTCCCGGATTTGCGGCCAGCGGTAATTTACCGACCGAGGGCACGGAGACCGTGCGGATATTGATTAGTGCCATTTTTAATCCCTTTCAAAAGTTCGTTAAACCCGACTTAAACCGCCTTACGGAACTGCGAAACACCCGCAAGAATGTAGTACGGAGACAACAGCACTGGCTCATCCTTGAAGTTGAAGCGGCTCGGGTTGGTTGGGTCTTGTTCAACCAGTAGCGTGCTCTTGTAGTGGGCGTATTCCTGTACCCAACCGAATTGCCGCATCAACTTGTTTTGGTAGAGGCTCAATAAAAATGCGCGCACATCATCCGCCGTAGTAATGCGCAGTCCGGGCTCATAACCCTCGTTGCTCTTCGCCGCCGAGGTGCCGGTGAATTGCATAATCGCCCCCATGCGCTGCTCGTAGCGGATGCGCTCATTCAGCTCGGCGGTGTTGATGTCCAGGAACGCATCATCCGCAGAGCCATCCGGGCGGAACTGATACATGGAGATCAGCCGCTTGATGCTGCACGTACCATCCTTCGCCACCTGCATGATCGACATGCCCTTAAACAGCAAGCTGTTGGCGTTCGTCCAGTCGTGGTAGCTCACGCCCACCATGCCCGTCAGCGGGATGCCTTCCAGCGACTGCGCCGGGCTGTTGTAGAGCGCCGGTGCGGCGGCTGCGCACACAATGGCCGCAGACTCCCACGGGCTGATCGGGTTCAGCTCCAAGCTCAGATCCGAAATATGCTCGTGGTTGTTGGCCGTACCAAAGGCCACCGCCGCCGCATAGTCGCCACGGTGCGCGGTAAAGCAGCGGAAGCCCGCTTGAATCGGCGGCAGGTAGTGCTTTTTGCTTTCCGCGCCCCATGCGGCCAGCGTGGCCGCATCGTTGATACCCAGCGCCACATAGCGATACCAGTGAGGGCCGAGAATAGCGGTGAGGTCGCCCGGTGCCGGGTCGCCCACGCCGCCCGACATGGCATTGAGCGTGATCGCCAGCCCTGTGGGCATCTTCTCGCCATACAGGCCGAAGCGCAGGTCGATATTGTTGCCGCACGTTCCCTTGTGCTTAGCCGTCAGCGTCAGGTTGGCCGCGTTGGCCGAGGCCGTCACTGGCGCATCAGCGCTTGCGTTAATCGCCGTCGCAATGGCAGCGGCAACGGTAGCGAGGCTATCGTTAGCCGCCACGCCCACCGACACCAGATAACCGGCGATGTAAAGCGGAATCACCCCGGCCTCTGTCGGTGCGGTAGTCACTGGGCAAACAGAGGTCGCCTGTACGCCGCCCGCCAGATCGGCATAGGGCAGCATGTAAAGATCAAGCGCCGGGTCGATGTTGCGGTAGCGCTTAGCCATCTGCGCCAGCATAGAGCCCGCACCGGCTTTTTTAACCGCATCGGCCACACCCGAAAGCAAGGTAATCTCGCCCGCAGGCGCTGAACCGCTGGCCAGCTTTTGGCCGACCAGCAGCACGGACGGAATATCACCGCTCAGCCCGGCCTGCGAGCCGTCGATGACGATATATGCGCCGGGATAGCGCAGTGCGGCAGTCACTCCAGTTTTAATCATGCTATCTACCTCCTGTGTTGTTCAAATCTGAAAATTGCGCCGATGGTTCCGGCAAGAAGTTGTCGATCAACCCGCCGAAGCTGTAGCGGTCTGCCCAGTACAAATCTTCGTTCGTGTACTCAATCACGTGCCCGCCGTGGAACTTGATCGGCTCTTGCCCAGGTGTGAGTATTTCTCCGCGCAGCAAGCGGTAAACCGCACGGCGGTACAGCAGCAGCTCTTCGTCCGTCTCACCCGGCTCATGCTTGCGGGCGTTGGCGATGGCGATCACCACGTCGAAACTCGGATTTACATTGTCCAAACGCTCACCGGCTGATTGCGACTTGTCCGAATCCCGCACCACCCACGCCGCAGGCATCGGCAAGTTATCTACCCGCAATCTGGCGTATTCTGCTGCGCCGTCCACCTGACGAAACCACAGCTCGGTAAACCAATCCGGCATTGGTGTCAGGCGCTTAATCACTGGCAAGAGCGAGTGCATTACCAATCACTCCCTATGCCAACAGTGCCGCCGTAGCGGCGCGGCTGGCTGGCGAACAGCACTTGATCTTCCAGCAACGGTGTCGCCGAGACTGCCGGAGGCAGCAAGTTAAGCTCGCCTCGCGCATGTGCCTTAAGCGTCCCCACTGCGCCGTCGTAAGCCTTGGCCTCGGAGTCTGTCATCCGCTCCGCGCCCTGCAAGTAGTACAGCGCGATGGTGGTACACAGCCGCGAAATCAGCGGGCTTTGCGCCGTGGACGGGATACCGTAGCTCCCGATCAGCTCGCTGGCATCGGCCAGCGCCCTGTCGATGGCATCCAGCGCGAGGGCAATGGCGGATTGGTCTGCCGCCGACAACACGGACAAATCACCCCCCGTTACCGCGATGCGCAAAGCATCGTGCGGCACCATCCCCACATCGGCAGGGACGGCCAGTTGAGCCAGACGGCGCGCATTGCTACGCGCTAGCAGATCGGAACGGGTAGCGAACATTGCGCTTAAGCCTTGTTGATCTCAGCCCACACCGCATCGCGCTCTTGCTGGGCAACTTCCCAGCCGGTCACCGCTGCAATGGCCGGAACCTTCGGCATGCCGGTGCCCGTCCACAGCGTTGCATCGGCTGCATCCAGCTTGCCGATGGCTTGCTTGATGGCGGCGGCGCGTTCTGCGGGGTCGGTCGGGGCGATGGCTGCGGAGTTGGCCTTTGCTTCGGCTTCTGCCTTTTCCTTGGCTTCGGGATCGACGTAATCGGCTGGCTGTTCGTCCACCACATCGAGCATCTGCTCTTCGCGCAAACGCTTGGCCGTAGCGGCATCCACGTCGGTGAGTTTTTTCCATTCGCGGCTGAATTCGATACCGCAACGGAAAAACTTCTCGTTACCAGTTTTCAGGTGTACGCGGGCAAACAAAGTGAGTAACTGTGCCATGTTGATTTCCTCTTAATTTGATGTTGAATTACAGGCCGCCAGCCTTAGCCAGCGGCCAATCCGTTTATGCGCCTTAACGCATCCAAGGCGAGACGAACAGTTCGACTTTGTTGTAATTGATGTTGCTTGCGCCGTTTGCATTTTGTTGCGCCTTCAACATCGCCTCGGCAGCGGAACGGTTGTTCGGTCCGCATACCAGCAAGTCCGGTGTGACACCAATCGGTTTTCCGCCATCGCGATTCACCGATTCCATGGCCTTGAATGCGGCCTCGAAGTTGGCAACATTCAGAACGTCTTTGGAGGCAAAGGCCAGCTGCCAGAAACCAAACGCCGCCTCACCGCGCCAGCGTCCGCCCATAGGCACCGCGTCGTGGTCGAACACGTAATCACTGGTCAATGCGTTTGGTTTGATCCAGAACTGCGCCGGACTACGTTCCTGCAAGTACAGCGCTTGAGGTGCGCGGTCGGTACACAACAGCACCCACGGCTCGCCAACACCCGGCTGCACGTTGCTCACCAGTGTCGGAATGCCGGTGCCGTCTTCATTTGGATAAACAGGGTGGTCAGTGTCGAAAAAGAACTGGCCGTCGTAGCAGGTTTCAGCGAAGCCCGCCGCGAGCTTCTGAAACACCAGTTCGTTGTGCAGGTCAATTACCGATGTGCCGTGCATTTCGGCGATACCGGCATACATCGCCCACTTATCGTCTTCCAGCTTTTCGACAGGCACGTCGATGGTATTCTCGAACTTGCGGTTCTTGACCTGATACGCCGTTTCCGACAATGCTTTATGCAAACGCGTACCGACCCACTCGCGAAACGCGGGGAACAGGGACAAGAACGCGTAGGTATTCGAGTCGGAATCACTCGGCATCAGACGCGCGATTTTTTGCCAGTCAGGCTTGCCCTGCGCCAATCCCTTGTTGAAATTTGCCTTGAGCGCCGTGTTGATCGTGTCGAGCTGCGCTTGTGTGAGCTTAATTGCGGCTGCCATGGTTTTCTCCTAAAAATAATTAATCTTGATTTCGTACCGATTCGCCTAGCCTTCCGACTCGCTAGGAATTTTTTGCCTTGGCGAATTCTTCCGGTGTCAGGCCAGCCTTGGTGCAGGCCGCCAGCTCGGCTTGGCTCAGACCGTGCGCGCCGCCGACATCCTTGCCCGATGGTGTCTGCTTAGTCAGCATCGCCAGCGGATTAGTCGCTTCCAGATACTCGGTCAGCGCGGCGAGGCTTTGCTTCTCCGCCCAAGGCTTTTGCGCGGGTACCAAGCGGCCATCGGTGAGCGCGGCTTGCAGCAGGTCGGCATGCTTGGCTTTGTCGGCTGCAAGCGCTGCATCGGCCTTCTCTTTCTCGAAGCCTGCGACCTTAGTGGTCAACTCGGCGTTTTGGGTGGTGAGTGCTGCCAGCTTTTTGTTGGCATCGTCGCGTTCGGCTGTGAGTGCGGCTAATTGTTTGTTCGCCAGATCGCGCTCAGCGGTGAGCGCGGCCAGTTGCTTTTCATCTGCGGCCATATCGTTTTCTCCTGCGGTGGTTAAAAAATCGGAAAGCTCGCCGCGAGACAGTGCCGCGCGCGCCAGTGCGGCCAACGGGTCAAGGCCGTCAAGTCCGGGGGTATTGGTTAAAGCGACAGAGACGATCTCCAGCACATCGCCGGTGATCGCGTCGTAATAAAAGAGGGTGCTTATATAGCGGATTTGTTTATTGGCGATTTCGCGCTTCGCATCGCCTGTCCAAGTGATGCCAACGGCATAAAGCCCCTTACCTTCGCGCCACTCATACGAATTTTGAATCCAGCCAGCGGCCAGCACTTTCTGGCCGTTGGTCTTGGAGTGCAGGTCTTGGTGCTCATAAACGATCACCGTATCGTTCTTGCGCGCCTCAGCCCGCGCAATCACGCGGGCTGCAATCTCGGCATTCAGTTGCCATGCTTCGCACTCCTCCGGGCGAATATCGGTAGAGCGGAATGGACCAACCGGCAGCAAGTGCGCCTCGGTAGTAATACCGTCAGCGCCCGCCACCAGCTCAAACGTCATGGCGGCGAAATTATTGGCAGATTTTTGTTTTGCTTGCGGCATTGATGCACTCCTGTTGATGGAACGCATCATCGCGTGACGGGTCGATTGAAACTACGCTGGAAACGTTTCCCGCTGAGGGATTCTGTGAAACGGATTTAAACGCGATTTAAGCGCTTGGTGATGCTTGGTGAGGTGATGGGCGGGGCGGTGGGGCGTGCGGTGTTTTTAAATGGGTGTGCGGGGTTTTTAAATGGGGTGCAGAGTGGTGGACGGGATGCCAATTGCAGCATCCGCCACTTTACGAGAACAAATCAAGCTGCCGATCATCCCTCTCACGGCAGATGTTGAGGATATGGCGGCTGGATAGATCGTACTCGCGCGCCAGTTCTTTGATGCTGTTGATGGACTTGTCTTGTCTGATCTTCCTATCCCGCACGCGTATAAACAGTTTGTCCGGCTTGGGCAGCCAAATACGGCGATTCTCGTCCATGTGCGGCTCAAGCGTCTCGCACAAGCGGTCGAACTCATCGGGCGTTAAATCAATCGCGTCGCCATTTTTCTTTGGGACATTGAAATTTACGCCCCCATGCCGCAGCAAGAAAATCCGCGCCCGGCCAAAACCCAGCGCACGCACCACCGCCACCAGCAAGGGCGGCAGGGTGCGCAGCAGCTCGGCATCAACTTCGGGCCAGTTGCTCATCTTGCCAACCATCCCTTCATCGCTTCGGAAATGCTCTGGCACTCTTCCACGGTGAGGCTATCCAGATCGGGCACGTCGTGTCCTGTTTGGCGCGCGCAGAACGCCAGCAGCGCTTTGCGCGAAGCATCCTGAACCTTGTCCGCCTTGCCGAGATTTCCCCATATACGCACCATGAAGGCGATGCGCGCCGGAACCTTCTTAGCGCTGCCGCCATTCTTCGCTTTGAATTCGCGCTTGCGCGGCCAGCCACGGCGCTCGTAATCCTCCAGTGCGACGGATAGCTGCTGCATGTTCATGCTGCTGGCGGATATACGCCCGTCGATGGCCGCCGCACCGTGGCGCGCCAGCAAGTCGCGGTGGCTTTCATCGCTCCAGCCCGGCAAATTCTTGGATGCCCATGTCTTGGCGATGCCGACTAGCTGGCGGTAGTGTTTGGTTAGGTCGCTCATTGCGCCCCCAGCCTAGCCTGCTCAGTTCCACCAACGCCACGGTTTAGCTCGGCGTTCTTTCCAGCATGACCGCCCATCACATAATCGTCGTATTCATGGTCACGCAGCTTACGTCCGCCGTTACGGTCACGCGAGTCCAAGCTTTTTAGCGCTGGAAAATGTTTTGCAACATAGGATTCAATCGCAGCGGACTGGCGCTCATTTCCTGCGAGTGCCGCAATCTTGCTTGATACGGCAAAAATCCAGCCTTCGCAAAACAGATCTGCGCGGCGTGTCTTGGTAGCTGTTTTGCAGCGTTTAAGCTTAGTGCTGATATGTTCCTGACGCGCACGCTTGCATTGACGGTACAGCACTTGGAAAGCATAGGACGCAATCTCAGGAGCAACGCCACAACCGATGAAACTCCATTGTCCGTGACCATTCCAAAATGATGGCGTAATGAAAATTACGCGGCATCCGAATGCGTCGCCCACCTTGCAAGCCAAGGCGTTCTCATAGCTCACGGGCTTTTGCTTCGCTCCAGACTTTGCGCGCTGTTCGCTGGCCTCATAGGCGAGCATGTCATCATCGTCGATGCCGTGTTTTTCCATCAGCGCTTTCGCTTGTCTTAGAGCAGACTCGGCTTCGTGCTCATTGCTGCTAGCGGATAAGGCTAGGCATTTCTTGATCTTCGCTAATATCTTGTCGCGCTCACTCATCACATTTCTCCTCGTTAAACCCTCTCTCGCAGCCCGCTCAATGAACGGGCTGGAAGCGATGGTTTAGCCTGCTACTGCATCCTTCAACGCCTTGGCCGCGCTGAACTTCGGCACGTTCTTGGCGGGGATGTCGATCTCTGCACCGGAGGACGGGTTGCGTCCCTTGCGCGCTGCTGTCGTTTTGACAGTCAGCTTGCCGAGGCCGGGAAGAGTGACTTCTCCGCCTTGCTGCAATTCGGCTTGCGCTACTTCGCCAACCTTTTTGATGATTGCTTCCACGGTTGCCTTTGTGTCCCCGCTAGATTCAGCTACGGCTGCGATCAGTTCTGCTTGATTCATGTCTTGCTCCTTCGGTGGTTGAATGGTTAATTTGAAACATGGGCGGGTAACACGAACCACGGCGCGCCCTTTAGCCGTGGCTCTTCTTGCCAAACTTGCGAACCATCCAAGGGTGGATGCGCATGCTGGTGTAAATCCCCAACGGCCCGCCGACGATGTAGGCCGCAATTTCCAGCCAGTTGGTCGGCCCCGGCATGATCTTTAGGATGAACAGGTTGGCCACGCTGATGCCGAAGCTGGTGAGCACAGCCAGCAGCTTGTGACCGCCGTTGACGTTGAGGCTTTGCAGGCCGAGGAACAGCACGACGCAGAAGGTGGCGGTGAAGATGAAGAGGGCGTTCACATATCCTCCTGATTAAGTTTCCGCATAGCTTGGCAAATAGCTTCGGTATGTGGTCCAGACAACACAGCGACAGCTATTGTTCGTCCGTTATTCATACCAAGCTCAATCAGATCGAACTGGTTACCAGCAGAGGATTCGGCATCCTCAACAAGATCGACAACGGTGGTCTTATCCCACGTCATTTCAAGTAGTTTCCCCATGTCACACCGCCGCTACATCAAGCGGAACTGACTGCCACGTCTCGCTATCGCCCACACGCTCATAGATACGGATGTAGCTCTTGCTGCTCACCACTTGCACCGCGTCGCTGATGGCCTGCATGGCGCTGCTCCACTTGGCATCCTGAATATTCAGCTTGCGCAGGCCGAACACGCGCCCGATGCTGATGTTGCCTTCCTTGTCCACTTGAAACGCATCGTTCACCAGCACGCGGATGTTGTCGTTTGCGCCTTCGCTCCAGTCGTGGATGCACTCATCAATCAGCGCCTTGGCGGCTTGCAGTTGTTCGCCGAAGGTGATGGTCTCGGAGACGGCGCGCTGTATCTTGTAGCGACCACAAAACGAGGTCAGCGTGACACCGCCCTTATCGCCGCCGATCTTCGCGCCGTACTGTTCCGCGCTCGCTTCGATGAATGCCTGAATGTCGGCAAACGTGCTGATTTTGAAATCGGAGATTTCGGCAGAGAGCGGCTTGGCTTTTGCCACGATCTCTTTCACCAGCTCATCACGCATCAGGTCGATGGGTTTAATTTTGGCTTCGTTGACCAATACGCCGTCGTGGCGCAAGCGCCAGCCCGGTGGGATTGTTTGGGTTTGTTGTGTCATGGTTTTGCTCCTGTGGTTAGTGGTACGTCTAAAATCTTTTCCTGTTGTGCCAAAACTGCTGAAACTCGGCGAAGTGCTTTCCTTGCTTTTCAGGCGGCGGTGTCGGGATCACCGTCAAAGTTTTGTGCGCTGCCGCTTCGGCCTTTGCGCGGGGCAGCTTTCCGCAGTACTCCATGATTGCCGCCCGCTCTTCGTATGCCTCTTGATCTATCTCGTTCATTCATCAATGCACCTTCGTTTTCCGCGCTGCGCGCTGCTCTGACAGATTTTTCACTTGCAGCAGAATGGCCGCTTGGTCGCCCGCGTCGAAACTGTCGGCCAGCGCGCAGAGCATCGCGTCCTGTCTGCGGGCAACGCCGGTCACTTTTTGCAGACGGCTACGGACTTCGCTCATTGCCATGAAGTCTTTTAGGGCGGACTCTTGAAGGTAATGCACTTGGGCGATCAGCTCTTCGCGGGTTAGCTTTTCGGGTGTGCAGATCGTTGCGCATTGAGTTACGGTTGCTCCGTTCATAGCTCGGTCTCCTCTTGGTCTAAAGTTCCGCCGACGCGCTCTGCCGCAGGCCACCACACGATAGTTTCAACGCCGCGCTTGGTGATCTTGCAGCAGGCCACTTGCTGCGCCTGATACAAGCTCAACAGCGCCTCTTGCACGGCCTCGACAGTGCCCAGCGGATACAGCTTTGCGATGTCCATCGGCTGTTGGCTGGTCGCGTCGGCCATCGCGTCCAGCATCTTTGTTTGCAGGTTAGTGAGCATGGCCAGCCTTCTGCGCGTTCACCAAAAAACTGATGCCAGACAGCATTTCGTTTTCCAGCATGGTGACGATGGCCGAGTCGATCTCGCCCGCATCGCATAGGCCGATCAGGTAGCCTTGCAGCATTCCGACTGAGGTATGCGTTGCTAGATCGTTTCCGGCCATGACATTGGCGCTGATTCGGTTACGCATCCTCAACAGAGCGTCGTAGTGTTCGTACTGAATAACGCGGCTCATATCCACACCCGATTCACTGTTGGCACCTTGCCCACCATCCGTTGCGCAAAGCCTTGATGCGGCTGTTGCTCGGCCATTTGCTCAACCTGCGCGGCTTTATCCATGCGCCCCATCAGCCCGTACAGCGCCAGCAACCCCAGCACACACGCGGCAATCTTCCAGCGGCGAATCTCCCTGTTGTGTAGCGCATCCCGGTATTCATTGCGGTTAGCCATGTCTCTCTCCCTTGGGTTAAGCCAGCGATTGCAGGCACAGTGCTTGTTTGGCGACGTAGTCCACCATGTCACGGGTTAGGGCGCGGCCTTTACGCATTTGCTGCATGCTGGCGATCAGGCCTTCGACCAGCATGCGGGCGCTGCCTTTGCAGTATTGGTAGAGGCGCTGCACCACTTCGTCCGGCACGTCTTCGGTGCCGAAGCCCGCTTGCACCAGCGCGGCGGCATCTTCCTGCGTGATGGTGCGCACGGTCTCCGGCCAGAAGCCGACGCGGCTACGGATTTGGTCAAACTGGCCGTGCGCGGGTTTGATGAGGCCGGTGAGGTGCTCGGTACCCACCAGCAAGATGCCGACGTTGGCGAGGTCGCGCAGGCGGCGCAGGGTGTGCAATTGGTGCGGCGTGAGGGTCTCGGCTTCGTCCACGATCAGCAAGCTATCGGTATTCTTGAGCGCTTCGACCACGGCATTGAAGCGGTCTGCCATACCGCCCTTGCCGCTAAATCCTGCCACGCGCACCGAGAGGTCTTTAATCAGACTCTGCGGGGTCATTGTGGGCGTGGCTTCGATTAGGTGCGTGTTGCTGTGCGTGGCGGCGTAGTGCTTGATGGCGAAGGTTTTACCCGTGCCGACATAAGCGGAAAGCACCGCAAAGTTGCGATTGCGCCGCGCTGTCTTGCAGCAGGTCTGCGCCAACTTGAAAACGCTGGTTTCCACGGGGGTCACCGAGTCCGAGTTGGTTTCGTCCGCGTGCAGCATGGCCGACTCCACCGAGGCCAGTTGCTTGCTGGGGCTAGTGGCATAGCCGCCGTGCAAGATTTGGTTCAGCGTGCTGGGCGCAACACGCGACAGCCGCGCCATCGCCGCTTGCGAGAACTTGCGCTCCGCCATCCATGCCTGGGCGCGCTCAATGAGGGCGATGTCGGCGGCGGTGTAGTGCGCTGGGTAAGTTTTTTCGGTCATGCTTTTCTCCTCGTTGGGGTATGAATCAATCGTTAAAATCGTCTAGGCTGAACATGTCGCCGCTGTTGTCCGGCAGGCGTTTGGCATCGCCCTCTAGGGCTTCCATGCCGCCCACCGCAACGGCTTCCGCGTCGATCAGCAGCCCTGCGCGCGCCTTCTGCTCATCAATCTTCTTTTCCAGCCGCTTAACGGCATCGGCTGCACGGGCAACGCGTTTTTCTTCCAGTCGGTTCGGGGCGATTGCGTCGATGGCGCTGACCAGATTCGCATCGCAAATCCAGCGGCCATCCAGCGTGCGGACTACGCCTATGCGGTCATCCATCAGGTCATATTCCAGCAATACCTCCGTACCGTTGAAGGCGTGCAGGTCTGGGTGTTTGTACTCGCGCTTTTCGTGTGTGATCGTGGCGCGGCGTACTGGCCTTGTGACGGCTTGGAGCTTGAGCTCCAGCACGCTGGCATGCGGTGGAATCGGAACTAGACCGCCCCAAAGCTCGGCGCGGGTAACGCTCTTGTCTTCGGGGTGCGGGCGCTGGTGGTAGCGGTCCAGCCATGCGTTGAATGCGGCGTTAAACTCGGCCAGCGTGGGCGGCTGCAAGCGTCCGGCTTTGCACTCGCGCACGGTGTGGTTCAGCGCTTCGGGAGACATGTCTGTGCCGCAGTAAAATTGCGGCTTCCAGAGCTTCAGGAAGTCATCCTTCACGATGCGGAAGAAACGTTCTACCCAGCCCTTGCCGTGCGGGTTGCCGGGGATGGCGTGGATGATCTGCTGGATGCCTGCGCGGGCATAAAAGCCGGTTAGGTCATCGCTCATGAGTTTGTTTTTGTAGCCTGAGCCGTTGTCGACATAGAGCATCGGCGGCACGTGGTTATGAATGGCGAAGCATTCCGCCCACATGTTTTGCACGGCATAAGTGCCTTCGTGTTCATCCGCGCGCCAGTGCACACAAACACGGCTGCGCATGTCGATGGCTACGGTCAACTCAGGCCGCCAGATGTCGCCAGTCAGCGGGTGGGCGAGATACACGTCGGCGCGGTAGCCGTCGGCGACATACACATCGCCGGGCAGTGCGTTTTCGGTGGAGCGGCGAATGAAGGATTTTTCGGTGAGCCGGTACAGGTTTTTGCCAATACGGGCGGGGCTGTTACGGCCAAACATGGCGGGAACCCCGTTCAGATAACTGCGGACTTGCTCATAGGTCACGGCAAAACCGTCCACCTCTACCAGTCGGCGATGTACTGCCGACATATCGGGGCTTCCGGGCTGGTTGAAATACTCAAGCGCAGGGCCCCACCATCCGGCAGCCTCCACCACGCGCCCCTTGTGATCGGGCAGCAGCGCGGCGATGCCGCCCTCGCGGTGCTGGGAGCACCATTCGCAGATAGCGGAGCGCGAAGGGGTGGCGCGGCCTGCCTTGGCTGCGCCCGCCAAGGCGCTGGCGAAGTGCGCGGACAACTGACCCGCTTGGCCGCGCTCCAGCAGCAGCGACACGGCGTTGTTTTGCGATACGCCCGCGTCGGTCATAGAGCGGACATAAGACACGACGGTTTCGCGCCATGTGGCCACCTGACGGGCGCGCTCTGTCGCCTCACGCCACGGGTCGCGCGCCCTGAGCGCCAGCACCTTGGCGGTTGGCATAACCGCCTTTGATGTGCCGCCTCCGGGTGTTTCGACCAGTCTGACCATTTGCGATCTGCTCATGGCTTACTCGCCGTCCGCTTTGCTCTTAGAGCCTGCGGGGCGACCACGTCCGCGTGGCTTGGCGGCATCGGCGGCTTCTTTGCGCTGCGCCTTCTCGGCTTCGTGGCGGTTTTCGATCATGGGGCGAGAGAGCAGCCAACTCTCTGCTTCTGCGGGGGTGAGGATGTGGGTTCCGAGTGCGCGCTGAGGCAGGTCGTTTCCATCCGGCGAAGATGCCGCTATATCGTTAAGTTTGGCCAGCATGTCCAGCGCAGTCGAAGCGACGATATTCGCCGTCACCCATACCTGCTCTATGCGCAGACGCGACTCAGGGGTTGCTGCGTGCAGGAAGACAACCTCTTCAAACAGCTTTTGAAGGCTCTTCATTGGCAGTTCGGCTTCCAATTGCAGCGCCATGCACTCTTGCCGCACGTCTTCGCTGCGCGGCTCAAATTCGGTGAGGCGTTTCTTTGCTTCGCTGAGGCGTTTGATTTGGAGCTGAGAGCGCTCCAGCTCTGCGTCGTAGTTTTTTTCGCGGCGCTTAAATGTAGCCACCTCTTCGTTCAGACCTGCGGCAGCGGCTTCTAACTCGGCCTTCTCTTTGGCATGCTTGACCATGATTGACTCAGCCAAGTCGAGCAGTTGATCTTTATCGCCGGACTTCGCGGCCTCAATCAGTGCGGAGCGCTCGTCGGCGGGGAGCTTGCGGTACTGCGCCAGATCGCGGTAGCCGATTCCCATACTTTGCATTTTCTCCAGAGCCTCTTCGCCAAATGCGCGAAGGTTGGATATATCCAGATCGGCCTTATCGACCGATATATCGAGAAGACCGCAAAACTCTTCCCACGTACCTTTGAATTCCGAACCTTTCGGATTCTTTGTTCCGGCGATCCCCCTGTACAACTTGTTTTCCTTAACAAATGCCAGCTTTGAAACTCCGAACGTTCCCAATAATGCGGAAGCTGCTGAAAATGCCTGAGCCTGCCCTAGCAATTGATTCACCAGATCGCGCTGGCTTTCCTCTGCCGCAAGTTCCGCGCCTTTTTCCACCATTGCGGCAATTTGAGTCTTGTCATTTCCGGTAAGATTTCCGAAGTTGGCTTGCTCTTCCAAAGCCTTGCTTCCGCTTATTTTTTTAGTTGCCATGTTCACTCCTTGTTGAAATCAAATTCGGGTTGCAGGTGTTTTTCCACATTCCCCTTGTGCCAAGCCAATCCCTCCATTCCGGTCTGGATCGCGGCAAGAACCTCGGCGGCTTCAACCTCTTTGCCCTTGTGAAACTTGAGCAGCTTGCCGATGGCGGTATT